CGGATGGAATTATTCCTGAAAATACCTATGTGGATAATGATGATATTCTGATCGGTAAGGTTGTTCCGATTCGGCTGAGGGCGGTAGAGGGAGCGATGGCGGCGGGTGTGAGCCATTCGTCCCTGGCGTCCATGTCGGCAGCGGCAGCCGCGGCGGCGGTAGAGGCAGTGGGCGGCAAGCGTTACCGAGATGCGTCTAAGATGCTCCGAAACAACGAGACGGGTTTTGTGGATAAGATTTATCGCGGACGTAACGGCGAGGGATTCTCGTTCGTCAAGATTCGCGTGCGGTCCGAGCGCATTCCAACAATTGGTGATAAGTTCTGCTCGCGCCACGGTCAGAAGGGAACGGTAGGAATGATTCTAGAGCCTGAGGATATGCCTCAGACGGCGAGCGGCATTGTGCCTGATATTATCATTAATCCCCATTGTATTCCTAGCCGCATGACGATTGCACATTTGATGGAGACGCTGATGGGACGAGTGGGAGCGGAGATTGGCGCGGTGGGCGATGGCAGCCCTTTCACCGATGTGAGCGTGGACGGACTCTCTAAGATGCTTCGCGATGATCTCAACCTGGAGCCTTACACAAACGAGGTGATGTATTGTGGAACGACTGGTAAGCAGATGAAGACGAGTATCTTTATGGGTCCTATCTTCTATCAGCGCCTCAAACACATGGTGGACGATAAGATTCACAGCCGATCTTCGGGTCCGTTGGTCATGCTGACGCGCCAGCCGGCAGAGGGACGAGCGCGGGATGGAGGTCTCAGGTTTGGCGAGATGGAGCGCGATTGCATGGTTGCCCACGGCGCGTCCGAATTCCTGAAAGAGATCATGATGGAAAAATCGGATAACTTCCAATGTTTCGTCTGTAAGTCTTGCGGGCTTCTGGGTCAGGTCAATCCGAAAGCGGGAATCTATAAGTGTACCTCGTGCGATGCGGTGACGGATTTCTGCCAGATTCGTGTTCCCTACGCCTATAAGCTCTTCTTACAGGAGTTGGAATCAATGTCAATCTGCAGCCGAATTCTGCCTGAGTCACGCCTGCGGACAATTGCGAATGAGGCGAGTCTGATGCCTGAGGTGGCAGCGGCAGTCAAGGCGGCACTCTAATCCTCTCGGAGGTCAAACGCCAATTCTGTAAATCCGTCTGGGGCGGTCTTTTCCGCCGAAATGACATCCCGTGCCCAGGACCCAATCAGGGGCGACGTGCCATGAAAGTCCCCTCCGCCCCGTCCGTTCCCCTCGCAAGTCAAAAGTGGCAATGGATGGATCTGGAGCCCTTCCAGCCCTTTGGGAACTTTGGACTTATCCACAAACTGCCTCTTTGTATGATTGACCAGAAACGGATACTCATGGGCATTGTTGCCAGTAAAACGAAGCGCCAAATCGTTACGCTCGTTACATATCAAATGTAAATTTTTGCCGAGCCCTGGCTCCGCGTCGGCGTAATCGCCGCACCAGACGACCCGAGACATATGATGCCGACCCTGAGGCGTAAGTTCCCACTCAAATGCGCCAACGCCCTCATTTCTCAGATACGAGTGTTCCATCAGTTTCGCACCGAATCCAGGTGCCATCCACACACGAATCCAGCCGTTGGTGTCCAAAATAACCGCATAGTAGTATTGCCCCATTTGTTATGCTTATATTATAAGTTTAACAAATATTTTCTCAATTTTGTTTGAAACTCAGGCGCTTCAATGAAGCGTGAAGAGATAGAGGAGTTGGTTGAGTTCGGCGAGCATTTCGTCGCGAATCGTTGTAAGATCGGTATCTGCGGGTCGGCGTGCCGAGTCTGGTATTAAATCATTTATGAGATAGTTGATGCACGCCTTGATGAAACGGACGGCTGAGTTTTCTGACAAATTAGAGAGTTTGGTTGTGTTGGTACTTGCGCCTAGTTTAGGGCGACCATACTTTCCAATATATACCTCAACATAGCGATCAATATGTCCGTCTAACTTTTCTAACACTTCATCAGTCGCCTTATGCCGGCTGTAGCTCATAGTCTGCCAGTGATAGAGTTTGATTTGCTCGCGCATTTTGAAAAAGAAATGGACGTCGTTAGCAGACATCTTCCTATTAGAGGCGCTGACTATTTGTGAGAGGTAAAAGCAACGAGTCCGACGAACAGCGCGGCAAAGAGAACGCCGGCAAGAATCTTATCTTTTCCTGCGATTTCGGACCGAAAGCCTTCCACCTTTTTATCTTTTTGGTACTGCTCGGCAGTCACCCACGACTCAAAAATCCAATGACTCGCGTGGGGTTTTCCATTCGGATAGGTGATGTTTTCCTTGGAAGGATCAATCCACTGCTCGCCCGTTACGGAACTTTGAATATTTCCCTGAGGATCGCCCACCGGCAGGGTCACCTTACGGCAACGGGCGTAGCCGCTATTCATTACGGAATTGAATATCGGTGCGGGATTAAGCGCTTTTGCGGCGTCTTCAAATATACCGGGTGCTAGACCACGGAGATGAGCACCAAACAGTCCTTCTGGTGGAGCCCTTTCTATCTCTGCACCGAGGCGACCAGGAAGTCCGTGGGGAGTCGTATCAATATATTGATACATATCCTGACCGTTTGAACAAGTAGCACCAGATTTGATGAAAAATTTTAGACCAAGGGGATTCATGGTGAGACCGTTCCCTTTCGCAAATCCAGTGGTTTCACCGAACGCAATAACATCTGAGTAATAGCTTATACCGGCAGCAGCTCTTTTTATGCCACCCCAAGAGCCGTCGCCAAAATCTACACCAATATCACCTGGTGTTTTCAATTCCGCCGAATAATCGTATTTCGGTCCCAAAATAGTCGTCATATCAGGCGTATATTGTTTGACCGTCGTTTGTAAACTTTTAAGAGGGTCCATCCTCCTTCCTTATTTGGGTAGCCTATTTTCGTGCGGCAGTGAATGCTACAAGTCCAACAAAGAGGGCAGCAAAGAGAACACCGGCGGCAACCTGAGAGCCACCTATCGCGGACGAACTAAACTCCTCAATAATTTTTCCCTTTGCATCCTTTTTCGGATACGTTTTCTTTGTTTTCTTATATTCCTCGGGGCTCACCCACTTATCAAAAACCCAGTGCGTTGCGTAGTACTTTCCGTCGTCGCCCTTCGTAAGTTTTTCTTTCTTAGGATCAATCCAGGGACGGGTGACGTTCTTATTTTTAGACCGCAGCTTTCCTGTAGCATCTCCGACCGGTGCGGTCATTTGTTTACACTGGGGGAAACCTGAGCCGATTACGGCAGAGAAGAACGGTGCGGGATTGAGGGCAGCGCCGGCGTCTCCAATAATTCCTGGCGCCAATCCTTGGAGCCGAATTCCGTCCATCTCCTCGGCAATTTTATCGCCGAGCGGACCAGGAATGCCCTCAGGAATTGTACTCACATATTCGTACATAGTCGCACCGTTACTACACGCCGCACCCATCTTTGCATCCGCCACTTTCAAGAAGAAGTTAAGACCCATAGGATGCTGTTCGGCAACATCCGGTAACGGTCCAGGAACAGATTGTCCATAACCGAGAGCGTTGGCGTAGTAGTTAACGCCTGCTGCTGCCAGTGAAATTCCTTCTACCGAACCGTTATTTAGACGAATGCCGATGTCCTCAGGCGACTTGAGCTCACCAGAGTAATCGTATGTAGGTCCGATGAGGTCGCTGGCGTCGGGTAGATAGTTCATCAACGTTGTCGGCTGTTTGAATACGGAGTTGAATCCTTTTTGCGCCGATGTGACTCCATTGGCAAAATTATCAGCAATACCTTGGATATTCATCCTCCTTACTTGAAGCGGCTTATTTTCGTACCGCCGTGAAAGCAACGAGTCCGAGAAACAGCCCCACAAACAGCAGACCCGCACTAATTTGTTCGGATTTCAGGTTTTCCGAGAATCCTTCGGTACCTTTATCCTGAAGGGCGGCTTTTTGTTGATTTGCGGACGGTTGCTGCGGAATCGGCGGATCCGGTCGTGTATTCTGGTCGGGAATATCGGTAGATTTATACAGGCGTCTATTTCGTTTGAGAACACTTTGTGTCCAATTGTATTCGTCCTGGCTAATCCATTTATCAAAGACCCAGCGGCGCATGTGGGGTTGGGGTCCACTAGGAACGTATACCGTGCCATCGTTCGGTTTCCATACGTAACCTTTTGTTAGATCGTTCACCCAACGTCCAGTTATAGGTTTGTAATAGACCTTATCGGCGACGGGTTCAACCCAGACGTTAGGGACCTCAATTGGCGGATCATCGCTGCCGGTAGGGTCGGCATTGTAAATCGGTTTTGGAAAACGGGAGGCGAGTTTTCCATCCGAATTGCCAACGGGCGCTTCCATAAGTTTACACTTTGGGTAACCGGTGCCTATTACAGCATTTAGCATTGGTAAGGGATTCATTGCTTCAAACGAATCTTGGAGGGCGCCTGGAGCGAGACCCTGTAGATTTGCGCCGATTGCAGTTTTCAGACCCTTTCCCATATCGTCTGGTAATCCTGACGGGATTGTAGTCATATATTGGTACATATCGGCACCGTTAGAGCATTGTTGTCCGGTATTGAAGAAATAGTTGAGACCGAGGGGCGACTGGCGGAAATCGGCTCCGTTGCCCATAATACTCTTGGTCGGCGTACCAAACGCCATTGTATCAACGTAGTACTGGACACCGGCGACGTTTCGGTAAATTTGGTCTGGTCCGCTTCCAATGTCGCCATCGCGCCGAATGCCGATCTCTGACGGATATAACATCTCGTTGGAGTAATCGTAATACGGACCGAGTGCCCCGAGTCCAGTTTCTCTTGTCGTAGCCGACATCCTTATAAAGTGATGTGGTTTTATCCCCGCGCCCCTTGCTGCGTTCTGCGGAAAAAGATAAAAAATGACGAGCCCCCAGAACCACCCCCTTACTCTACAACTTAATCGTTGTAAGATGTCATCACTCTTATTTCCGGGCGTATCGTCGTGTGTAAAGTTGAGTAGTGAAGAGGAGGATCTCTTCGGTGGTACAGATTGGACAAAGGCGGTGGAAGAGCTGGCGGAGGAGGCGCCGACGAGTGCCGGTGACGAAATGGTGGACGGATTTCATTGCGAGGATTGTGATACGGGTCTATGGATTCAGGTCCAGACCCAAAATGACGAAGTCATTTGTACGAAATGCGGGAATCATATGGGATTTCAGTTGGACAGCTCGGCGGAGTATCGGTGGTTTGGGTCCGAGGACCGTAGTCCGGACCCGACGCGGGTCGGCAATCCGCTCAATCCCCTACTTCCTGAATCGTCCCTGGGTACGCGGATTTTGACCCGACCCGGCGACTCCAAGGCGATGCGCCGTATTCGTCAGTACCATCTATGGAATATTATGCCGTATCGTGAGCGGACGCTTTGGACTATCTTTGAAATGCTCCAGGTGCGCGCAAATAACGCAGGCATTTCTATGGCTATTGTGGAAGAGACGAAGCAGCTGTATGCGCAGGTGAGTACGCGCTGTATTTGCCGCGGACAGCAGAAAGACGCACTACTTGCGGCGTGCTTGTTTGAAAGCCTGAAACGCCACGATACGCCGCGGCGTCCAGTGGAAATCGCCGATATCTTTCAGATTGATGCGAAACTGATTACACGGGGCGTCAAGCAGTTTTCGGGATTGCTAGAGGAGCATCTACATACTACGCCGTTAGCGGAGAAGAAGGCGGAGACGCCTTCAACGCACTTTCGGCATTATCTGGAGCCGGCTATTTATAAATTGGAGACGCCGCGTATGCTTCATAATCAAATTGTAGATATGGCGACGAAAATTGGTAATATGATTGATGAACTGGGCGTCTGCCCTGAGACAACTCCGTCCAGCCTGGCGGCGAGTGCTCTTGCCCTGGCGTGTGAACGTATGGGTTTAGAGAAGACGAATGTAGAGGTGGCGAAGGTATGTAGCATTTCAGTAGCAACGCTACATAAGTGCTTGAAGCGTATTGAATCTTGGCGCGGTGTACTGTTTCCTGCTAGTGCCGAAAAGAAGTCATCGCCCTAACTAGAATGGGAGGTCAGGTCTCTGTGCCCTCTAAAGGGCGTGAAAGTCAGTTGAGTCTATATGGACCGTTTGCGTTGACACAGAGTCAGAAGTATTCTGTAGATGTTCTTTCGGAGCTCATAGAGACGTTGCTTCGTGAGAACAATCTTTTTGATTTACACGAAGTGTTGAACACAAAGACGGGTTGTGATTCGCTTATAGTTGTAATTAAAAACAAATTAGAAAAGGAATTTACAACGTTACAATTCCCGGACCCAATACGTAAGAGTGAATTCTCACCGGTAGGATTCTTATCAAAGAAGGAATACGCTAGACGGGCGAAGGATGATACGGACCGTTCAAGGGTTGGTAGGGATCGCGAGATCTACTGCCACGCCTTTGCAGTCTTTATCATTCGTTTAACGCTTCTTCTTTCGGCGGTTATTGCGAGTGTATCGTATCAGAGAAATGTATTTAAGAAATTATTGAATCAGGAAGCGGTTGGAGTATCAGCGACCGAAAATAAGAGTTATAAGTCAATTGGGGACGAGACTATTACGTTTAGCCCTGTGCAGTCTGATATTGTAGCGTCATTAAAGACGGGAAGTTTACAGCAGATTCCGAACGATCCTCGTCGTTTATTTGTATTCAATAAGAACGAGCCTATTGTGATTGATGTAGATAAGGGCATTGTATATAATGCGCAGACGAGCCCAACGGGTGTATTAGGTATAAAGATAAATCGTCAGCAGGCGCCTGCTGTTCCAGTGTATGGAGCGGCGCCGCCGTATGGATATGCTGCGCCCCCACCCCCGCCGTATGGATATGCTGCGTCGCCGTATGGATATGCTGCGCCGCCGATGCCTGTACAGCACCCGCAGCAGGTATTTATTCCGCCGAGACCAGAACCAGCACCTGCGCCTGCGCCTG